TAAACGATATAACAAGATGATTGCAGAAGGCAAGGTTCGTACAGAACTAGAAGTCTGGAATCAAGATACTATGAATAAAATTGACATTATTCGATAAAAGGTATTGACATATACTAATTTATAGTATACTATATAAAGAATGAGAAATGGTTCTCATCAATTCTTCTGTAAAAAGAAGAATAATACTTCTCTTTGAAAGGAGAAAAAAAATGACTAGTCCAATGAACATCATTGTTGATGTAAACTCTACTAATAATTTCACTGACGAAAATTTAGAAACTTATAAGAAGTTAATTGTACCAGAAGCCTATCCTTGGTTGTTTGGTGAAGAACTTCTTCCGTCATTAAAACTTGCAAATTCTTCTGCACTTGTAGACATCAATGATGTAAACTGGTGGGCAATTATGACTGAACAGACTGCTCGTAATGGTGGTAAGAATCCAAAGATTAAGGAGATTGCCCGTGATATTGCAAGTTTTGGTTTTAAGTTAACTAATCCAGCAATTTGTTTATTTCGTAAGAAGAATGGAGAGTTGGTGCCACTCAATGGTCGTACTCGTTATGAAATCCTTGCAAAGAATCATAACTTTACTAATATTATTGCTATCATTTATGAAGCTGTAGATGGTGCTTCTGATGATGATGTAGAGAATGATTGTTCTGCATTTGGTTTGTTATCAAATTCTTATTCTGATCCCTCTGGTGATTTACAGCTTGAAGATGTCTTTCGTGAGGTTTCTCTTGCAATTGATAAGGGGTGGGTTACATTGAAGAATATTCCAGGCCGTGAGATTGAAGATATCACTGCAATTCGTGCTCGTGTAGATTTAGTTTGTGGTAAGGGATGTTTTACTCCTACTAAACGTGAACAGTTGGTTTATCGTATTCTGAATACTGGTAATCCAAACTATGTAGTAAAGTCTTGGAGTTCGCCTGGTATTGCAAAGCAGTGGATGATTGATAACAAGATTGTTAACATTGGTGGGGTCAATGGTAAGCGTGGTATTAAGTACATTTGTTTATCTGCTGAAACTGGTGAAAAGTCTTTGATTGCAGCTGCAAAGTATGCTGCTGATAATCCAGATTATGATATTCGTGTCGTTATCCATACTGGTACTTTAACAGGATTTGATCTTGAACAGAACTATTACGATAAGATTAATAAGTTTCGTGATTTTTGGGATGCAACCTTAGCAAAGGTAAGTTATGCTTTCTTTGGTAGTGCTAATCCTAAGAATCGTCCTGTGTCTCTTTATGCTGCACTTCCTGCTCTTTCATCCATCCACAATGTTAATAAGTTAGTGTTAATGAGGACTCCAGATTTGGAAAACAATATGACAGGACTTATTCAGACTGACGATGGTGGGAAGATTCTGTTAGATCCTGTGGACTTAGATAAAGCAGCATGAACCTATTTGATTTAGAAAAAGAAGAAGTACACCAGAATACAGTTCGTGTTCTGGTGTATCCTAATATCACATTCCAAAAAGACTTGGAGAAGGATAGTTATATCCAAGTCATTAAGAAACAGATTACGTTATTGAATCAACTACGAGATGACTTGTGGTTTTATTTGATTCTACCATGCCCTGTTCCATCATTAGATTTTGATAATGTGACACAGTGGTTTATTGACTATCCCACATACCCCCCAACAATGCGCTCGCATTTTGTTGTACCAGAAATACAAAAACTACTCAGTAGAGATATGGACTTTGATTTGGTAATGACACATTTACCAGAACATACTCATGCTCTAAAGAATGTCATGTACAATGTTACACACCACACCCCACAATTTTTCGGGTACTCTCACTGGTTCGATGTGAAGGAAGTTGTTGCATGGTCGCTTGATAGTTTTAAACAGAACATCACTGGGCTTCTAGAATATGATAGATGTTATCTTAATACACAGGCACAAAAGAACTTAGTACTGAATCAAGCAAAAGAAACATTCAATGATGCTACGATTTCTAAGTTGGATGATATTTTGACTGTACAACATTTGGGTGTAGATGCAAAAGACGTACTTGACAACATTAATGAAACACCAGAAAAGATTATTGTATTCAATCATAGACCAGATACTTATAAACACTTCAAAGAATTTATTGCTGTGTGTGATAAGTTATGGGAAATCAGACAAGATTTTAAAGTATGGATACCTCTACTTGAAAAACCTAACCGTGATTATGTTGTGACAACAAAGGGAAATAAAGAGTGGTATTATAAAGAACTACATAAATGCTATATGGGATTTTCACCAAAACAAACATACGGTGGTTGGAGTGTTGCTACAACTGATGGTATGATGAATGGTGTTCCTTATATCATGTATGATGATACATACTACCATGAACTGATGGAGACAGGCGACTTCTTCAAGGATGACCATGAAGCACTTATGTTGATGAATACATACCTAGATGACCCACAGTTCAGAAATGAACAGGCAGAACGAGCTCTAGATTGGATGCGAGAGAAACTTATCTATAAAGATAAGATGATAGAAATGTCAGATTATATGGATAAACTTCTTGACAAAACCCATAAAATGAGTGATAATAGTGATAAGTTAAAAGATGTAGTTCAGTGGATAAAGAACAGTGGAAGTGTCTCTAAAGCAGAACTAATTGATAAACTAGGTTGGGGAAGGGGTATTAAATGGACTCCCTATCGTAGAGCCTTAATGAATCATCCCAACATCTACGATACAAATAGTCCTAACCCAACATATAAGTGGAAAGAATAGATATGGAAAAGAACAAAATAGTCACCATTATTATGCATAATGGAGCTGAAATTATTGGTAGATTTACTAAAGAAGATATGATGACAATTACATTGTATCGCCCAAGACTCTTGCAAGCTACACAAAATGGAATTGGTTTGGTTGATGGTGTGTCCATGTCTGGTGTATCCCCAGATGGTGATTTCGATTTTAATAAATCTTCAGTGATGTATATGGTAGAAACTGCAAAAGAACTTGCCGCTGGTTGGACACAGCAAACGAGTGGTATTGCAGTTCCAAAGGGGGGTTTGGTATAATGACTGACGATTTTCTATTAGACTATACTCGATTCGTAGATGAGGTTACATCTGATGCATCTAAAGATTCAGAAGCATTTACTGAATCTCTTGATATTATTGATGAACAGGGCGTTCCGCCGGAGCGACTAATTACTGCTGCACTAGGTATTTGTGCAGAGGGCGGCGAGTTTACTGAGATTGTAAAGAAGTGTGTGTTCCAAGGTAAACCTATGGATGAGCATACAGTGTATCATATGAAACGTGAACTAGGTGATATCATGTGGTATATTTCTCAAGCTTGTATCGCACTAGATAGTAGTATAGAAGAAGTTGTTTATATGAATATTGAAAAGTTGGAGGCGAGATACCCAGATGGTTTTGAGTCATTTCGTTCTAACAACAGAAGTGAAGGAGATATTTGATGGATTTTCTAAAAGATATTGCCAAAACGGCAGGCAATGAGTATGCAGCATTAGTTGCAGATGGTGTAGAGGCAGGAGATGTAGATTCCTTTATTGATACTGGTTCTTACATTTTCAACGCACTATTGAGTGGTTCTATTTACGGTGGACTGGCCGCAAATAAAATTACTGCTGTTGCTGGTGAATCTGCAACAGGTAAAACATTCTTTGTGATGGGTATGGTTAAATCATTCCTAGATGCAAACCCAGATGCTGGTGTGTTGTATTTTGAGTCTGAATCTGCAATCACAAAACAGATGGTTATTGATAGAGGTATTGACCCATCACGAATGGTAATCCTACCAGTAACAACTGTGCAAGAGTTTAGAACTCAAGCGATTAAAGTGCTTGACGCATTTATGACTCAGAATGAAGCTGATAGAAAACCTATGATGTTGTGTTTAGATTCATTGGGTATGTTGTCTACTACGAAAGAGGTAGAAGATACTGCCGATGGTAAAGAGACACGAGATATGACACGAGCACAAGTTCTAAAAGCTGCATTCAGAGTGTTGACTTTGAAACTTGGTAAAGCAAAAGTTCCTATGGTTGTCACAAACCATACCTATGACGTTGTGGGTTCTATGTTCCCAACAAAAGAAATGGGTGGTGGTTCTGGACTGAAGTATGCCGCTTCGTCTATTGTTTATCTTTCAAAGAAGAAAGAAAAGGATGGCACAGAAGTTGTTGGTAATATTGTTCACTGTAAGAATGCTAAGTCACGTTTGACTATTGAAAATAAGATGGTTGATGTTCGTCTAATGTATGAACGTGGACTTGATAGATACTATGGACTACTTGAACTTGCACTAAAATATGGCATCTTTAAATCGGTATCAACTCGTATCGAATTGCCTGACGGCACAAAGACATTTGGTAAAACTATTAATAATCAACCAGAAAAATTCTTTACTGAAGAAGTGATGGCTCAGTTAGATGTGGTTGCTGGTAAAGAGTTTAAGTATGGGCAACGATCAGAAGAAGTGGGGGCAGAAGAAGTTGAAGAAGAAACTTAATAAAGTTGACATTTCTAGGGCATTTGTTTATTGTACAGATAAATCTAAAGAATGGACTGCTCTTAGATTGTCTGGCGTTACAGATTATCCAGACGTAATTTATAAGTATGGAAAGGTAGAGGTCAATGAGAATGAAAAAAATGAAGAAGTTTCTTTACAATTTGATTATGATGTGTTAGTATCTAATGATATACCTAAAGAAGATTTGTATAAAGATGAAAACTTCAAAAATCTAATTGGAGATATCTTAGTGTATATTATAGAAGAACAGCTATCAACGAAGGATACAATGCAGTATGTCAACACAGACAATTGAAAGAACTACTCTTAGTAATTTGGTTTGGAACGAGCCATATGCTCGCAAAGTTCTACCATTCATAAAACCAGAATATTTCTCAGATAGAAGAGAAAGAGTTGTATTTGAAGAAATCACAAAGTTTATGGAGAAATATGGTAGTCAACCTACAAATGAAACTCTATCAATTGAACTAGATCATCGTAAGGACTTGAGTGATGAAGACTTTAAGTCTGTTCTTACTATTGTTGAAACATTATCTCAAGCAGATGTAGATATGAATTGGCTTGTCGATACCACAGAAAAGTGGTGTAAAGACAGAGCAGTCCATAATGCAATATTAAACGGTATTCAAATTATCGAAGGCAAAGATAAGGAACATACCGCTGAAGCAATACCTTCTATATTATCAGAAGCCCTTGCAGTTGGGTTTGACAATAATGTTGGACACGACTATGTAGAAGATGGTGAGAACCGATATGAGTTCTACCATAAGAAAGAAGAGAAACTAGAATTTGATTTAGATTATTTTAATCGAATCACAAAGGGGGGAATACCTCAAAAGACTTTGAACATCGCCCTAGCTGGTACTGGTGTAGGTAAATCCCTATTCATGTGTCACATGGCCGCATCCACTTTGATGCAAGGTAAGAATGTTCTTTACATAACATTGGAAATGGCAGAAGAAAGGATTGCAGAACGTATTGATGCAAACCTAATGAACATCACAATGGATGACTTGCATGAGTTACCTAAGAAAATGTTTACTGACCGTTTATCCAAAATACAAACAAAGACTAATGGAAAGTTAATTATCAAGGAGTATCCAACAGCGTCTGCACATACAGGACACTTTCGTGCATTGTTGAAGGAACTGTCACTAAAGAAATCATTTCGTCCTGACATTATTTTTATTGATTACCTAAATATCTGTTCTTCATCAAGATTCAAAGGAAATGCAAATGTTGGATCATATTTTTATATCAAAGCGATTGCAGAAGAACTTAGGGGTCTTGCAGTTGAAAATAATGTACCGATTATGTCGGCAACACAAACAACTAGAGGTGGGTACGCAAACTCAGATGTGGGTTTGGAAGATACATCAGAAAGTTTTGGTCTACCTGCTACGGCTGACCTCATGTTTGCGCTTATCACAACTGAAGAGTTAGAAGAATTAAACCAGATAATGGTGAAACAGTTAAAGAACCGATATAATGATCCTGGCACAAATAAGAGATTTGTAATAGGTATTGACAGAGCTAGAATGAAATTATATGATTGTGAACAGGAAGCCCAAAATGACATCGTGGACAGTGGACAGGAAAATGATACTCCAGCATTTGATAAAACAACTTTCGGAAGTAGTCTTGGAAAGAATAAAGACTATGAGAAATTTACGGATATCAAAGTATAATAAAAAGGTAGACTATTTTGTAAATCAAAATGGTAATGAGTGGCAAGTTGTTGAGTTTCCAAGCAACGAAATTGTTCGCACCTTTAATAATAAACGTGATGCAGAAATGTTGTCAGAACAAATAAAAAGAGTAAAACCATTTGGTGATGATAAACTTCCCCCATTTATGAAGGGCAATCTTATTCACTTGGAAGAAGGTAAAGATACATATTGACATAGTTGAATGTTTGTGTTATTATAAATAGTAATAATAACTTTGTATGAATGGAAACTGTGTTAAATGCTTAACTTTTCTAGTTATCTCACTGAAGATAAGGGTGGGAAAAACTTACACTTAGAACATATTGAAGACGAAATTTTAAATTTCGGTGTTGATGGTGGTCGTGCTGCTATCAATTTTGTTCGCTCTCTAAGAGATATGTTAGCTGGTGAGGCCCGTTCTTCTGTCAACATGACTGTTAAGTGGGATGGAGCTCCTGCAATTTTTGCTGGTATTGATCCTGCTGACGGCAAGTTCTTTGTTGCAAAGAAATCAGTATTTAACGCAACCCCAAAACTCTATAAGACAAATGCTGAAATTGATGCAGATGGTTTATCTGGTTCATTAAATTCTAAGTTTAAAATTGCACTTGCAGAGTTTTCCAAGTTGGGTATTAAAGATGTACTTCAAGGTGACTTGATGTTTACATCAGAAGATAAATCTAACCAAAATATTGACGGCAAGTCATATATTACATTTCAACCAAATACAATTGTATATGCTGTAGATCCAACATCAGATATTGGTAAAAAGATAAACTCTGCAAAAATTGGAGTTGTCTGGCACACAACATATTCTGGTAGTGATTTGCAAGGAATGAAAGCCTCATTCGGTGCAAATATTAGGGGGCTTAGTAACTCTACATCCGTATGGATGGATGATGCAACCTACAAAGATGTATCTGGTAAAGCTACAATGACTTCTTCTGAAACTGCTACTGTCACAGCATCTTTGTCTTCTGCTGGTACAACATTCAGAAAAATAAACTCACCACTACTCTCAAAGTTTCTTAAACTACAAGATAGTATGACAGGCGCTCTTGCTGGTGCATCATTAAAGACGTATAATAATAGTAAGGTTCGTGAAGGACAAAGGATTACTAACCCTAAAGCTCATGCAGAGGGATATGTTAAATGGGTTGAAATGTCAATCCAGAAACAGATTGACAAGGCAAAGAGTGATAAAGGTAAAGAGAAATATACGAATATTCAGAAAGAATTAATTCGTGAAGTAAAGAAACACACAAAGAATTTAGAGAATATTATTGCATTTCAAGGACACTTGGTTGATGCAAAAATGGGCATTGTAAAGAAACTAAATAGTGTAAAGGGATTGACAGACACCTTTATTAAAACTGCAAATGGTTTTAAGGTGACTAACCCAGAGGGTTATGTTGCTATTGATAGAATATCTGGTAATGCTGTCAAACTTGTTGACAGAATGGAATTTAGTTTCAATAACTTTACTGCGATAAAGGCATGGGATAAATGAGAAGTTTTAAGGATATTAGAGAAGCTCGTGGTGACACTTGTGTATTTACCTTTGGTAGATTCAATCCACCAACGACAGGACATGAAAAACTATTAGACGCTGTTGCGACACAGGCAAAGAAGAACCCTGGCGCACCTTACTATGTGTTTGCTTCTCATTCTGAAAACGCAAAGAAAGACCCATTACCATATGCAAAGAAAGTTGCATATATGAAAAAGATGTTCCCAAAACACGCAAGGAACATTATTGTAGACAAGGCACGAAATGTATTTGAGATTGCAGTCTCATTACACAACAAAGGACATAGGGCAATCGTAATGGTTGTTGGTTCAGATAGAGTTGATGAGTTTAATAGTCTACTTAACAAATACAACGGTGTAGAAGCGAGACATGGTTACTACGGATTCGATGAGATTAAGGTAGTATCTGCTGGTGAACGTGATCCAGACGCAGAAGGTGTAACAGGAATGTCTGCATCTAAGATGCGTGCTGCTGCATCGGCGAATGATTTTAATTCATTCGCACAAGGATTACCAAGTGGGTTTGCTGATGGTAAGAAACTATTTGCAGATGTTCGTAAACACATGGGTATTCGTGAATCATTCAACGGTTTAAACTACGTTATGACTGAAGAAGATGTTATTCGTGATATGTATGTTCGTGGAGAAGTTTTAACCATTGGTGATGAAGTCACAGATTTATATACTGGTGTAACTGGTAAAATTATTCGTAGAGGCACTAACTATCTAACCTTTGCAGAGGAAGATGGAACAACTCACAAAAAGTGGTTGTATGAAATCCAACTTGCAGAAGATTGTTGGGCTGGTTTCAAACAAGTTGGAATGAAGGATAAGAACGGAAAACAAGTTCCTAACTGTGTTCCAGTGGATGAAAAAGAAGATCCAGACCTCAAAAAGAAAAAGGGAACTCAACCCGCTAAGTATTTTGCAAAAGATGCTGAGGGTGATGAGATGTCAAAATCTACTAAACAAAAGAGAGATGCACATTTCAAAAAACAGGCGAAGAAGGATGACGATACTAAATCTGCATACAAACCAGCGCCTGGCGATGCAACTGCAAAAACTAAACCATCAAAGTATACAAACAAAATGAAGAAATTATTTCCAGATTTGTATAAAGAGATGGTAGATGAGAGTGCAAAAAACTCACTACAGAAGAAAGCAGATGCATCTGGTATCTCACTTGGTATTCTGAATAAGGTGTTTGATAGGGGTGTTGCCGCATGGAAGGGTGGACATCGCCCAGGCACAACTGCTGTTCAGTGGGGTCATGCAAGAGTCAATTCTTTCATCTCTGGCGGTAAGACAAGAACTACTGCCGATGCAGATTTGTGGAAACAACATAAAGGCAAGTCCGAAGAGAAAGAAGACCCTCGTGAAATCGGAACAGATGCAAGAAGGGAAGTGACACAGAAGATGACGCCTGGACAGGAAGTAAAGAAGTTCTCATTCAAAGAACATTTGAATTGTGGAACACCAAACTGTTGTAATGAGTGTGAGACTTCAAGTCTAATTGAATCGAAT